ATCCTGGCCACCGACCTCTTAACCGGCAGGAACCGAGGCCCAAAAGCCGGGTCAAAAAGCCGCGAGGGATGTCTGCCGGCGCGCGCCGGTTCTGGGACGAGCATGCCACCGAGCTTGACCGCCTTCAGGTGATGACCGGCATCGATGTGCCGGCCCTGCGCCTGGCCGCCGAGCATTATGCCATTGCCCTGGAAGCGGTCGGGCGGCTCCAAGAGGAGGGCCTGACCGTTGAGGGGAAAGACGGACTCAAGAAAAATCCGCTGGCGCAGGTGTTCAAGGATAATGCCTTAGCCTTTAAAGCCTTCGCTGCCGAGTTTGGTATGACGCCCAGCAGCCGCACCCGGCTGAGGATGCCGGATGACGCCGAGCAGTTGAGCCTGGCTGATGAATTGTTTAGGCTAGTAGGCGAGGTTGTGGTAAACGAGAATGATTGATTTTACCGCCGAGCAATATGTTGATGCTGTTCTCAATGGCGAACAAATAAGCTGCCGGTGGGTGCACCTGGCTTGCGAGCGACACCGGCGCGATCTGGAGACGGCCCATGAGCGCGGCCTGTGGTTTGACGAGCGGGCCGCTAAAATGGCCATCGCGTTTTTTGGCGTGCTGCGCCACTGGAAAGGGGAGTGGGGTGGCAAGCCGATCAGCCTGGAGCCGGCGCAACAGTTCTGGATTTGGAGCCTGTTTGGCTGGAAACGTGACGACGGCACCCGCCGATTCCGCACCGCTTATTTAGAGGTGGCCCGTAAGAATGCTAAGACGACCACCGCCGCCGGCGTCGGTTTGTTTCTGGCCTTTATTGACAACGAACCAGGGGCCGAGGTTTACAGCGTGGCCACGAAGCGGGATCAGAGCCGCATCTCGCACCGGGATGCGACTGAGATGGTCAAGAAATCGCCGCAGTTGCGGCAGATGGTGGGGGTGTACCGCGACAACCTGCACCACATCGAGAGCGGTAGTAAGTTTGAGCCGCTATCGGCGGACTATAACAGTCTGGATGGGCTGAACGTGCACGGCGTTATCGCCGATGAGCTGCACGCCTGGAAACAACCGGAGCTATGGGGCGTGATGAAAACCGGCACCGGCAGCCGTCGCCAGCCGTTGATGCTGGCCATTACCACCGCCGGCGTGGATCAGCAGGGCATTTGTTACCAGCAACGGGAATATGTGACCCGCATCCTCAAGGAAATCATTCAGGATGACGCCTACTGGGGCATCATCTATACCCTGGATACCAAACGCGATTGGCCCGATCTGGACGAAGATGACAACTGGCAGGATGAAACCAACTGGGCTAAGGCCAATCCGCTGTTGGGCGTGTCGAAAAAAACAGAGACGATGCGCCATGAGGCGATAGAAGCGGCCAATAAGCCGGCTGAACTCAACCATTTTTTGCGCTGGCATCTGAACATCTGGACCCAGGCCACGGTGCGCTGGGTCAATCCGGTGCATTGGGCGGCGTGCGGCCAGTTTGAGATAGACGAGACGGCCCTGATTGGGCGCGAGTGTTACGCCGGGCTGGACTTGTCGCAGACGTATGACATTACGGCCCTGGCCCTGGTCTTTCCACCCACGGCCGGCGATGAGCCTTATCAGGCCCTGCTTAGATTCTGGTTGCCGCAAGAAAATATGGTGGAGCGGGTGCGGCGCGACCAGGTGCCTTATGATGTTTGGTCGCGGCTGGGCTTTTTACGGCTGACCCCCGGCAACGTGGTCGATTATGATTTCATCCTGGCCGAGATTTCCAGCCTGGCCGAGCGGTATGACATCCGTGAGGTCGGGTATGACCGCTGGGGGGCGACCCTGATCAGCCAGCGCTTGATGGGGATGGGCGGCGATGAGTGGGTGGTGCCGATTGGCCAGGGCTTTGCCAGTATGTCTCCGCCGATGAAGGAGATGGGCAAACTGATTGGCGAGAAAAAACTGGCGCACGGCAACAACCCGGTGCTGACCTGGATGGCCGACAACCTGGTAGCCCGCGAAGACCCGGCCGGCAACCTCAAACCGGATAAAGAAAAATCGCGCGAGAAAATTGACGGGATGACCGCCCTGATTATGGCCCTGGACCGGGCTACCCGTCAATCCGGTTTTAGTAAATATGAGGGCGGGGAGATGCTGCTGCTATGATCAACGATGCGTTGGTGGTGATAGGTGGGGGCTTTATTGTTTTAGGGTGTGTTTTGATTACGCCGGCGCTGGGGCTGGTCGCTGCCGGCATTCTGTTGCTGGCAACCGGCCTGATCAGACTGAGAGGAGCCTATGGCCCTGATTGAAAAACTATTGGGCTGGCCTGCCGCGACGCCGGTCCAGGGTAGCACCTGGACTGATCCGGCCTGGTGGGGCGGCGCTGAAAGTGTTGCCGGGGTAGCGGTTGACCCGGATACGGCCCTCAAGATCAGCACGGTGTATGCCTGCGTGGGGCTGTTGAGTGAGACCATTGCCAGCCTGCCCCTGGTCTTATACCGCTACACCGAAAATGAGCTGGGCCGGCAACGGGCTAAAAGCCATCCACTGTATGAGGTGTTGCACGATCAGCCCAACGACATCCAGACTGCCTTTGATTTTATCCAGATGACGCAGGCCCACGCCCTGATGCGCGGCAGTGGCTACGCCCGCATCCAGGCCGGGCCGCGAGGTTTTGCCGACCAGTTGATCCCGTATCACCCCGACAAGGTGCAAAAGGAGAAACTGAGCAACGGCAAAATCAGATACCGGCTGACCGATGATTTTGGCAAAACAGAGACGGTCAACCAGGAAGACGTTTTTGAGGTGGGCGGGCTGAGCCTGGATGGCTGGAATACGGTCAGCGTGGTCAGCTATGCCCGCGATTCAATGGGCCTGACCCTGGCCGCCGAGCGTTACGGTGGTAGATTCTTCCGCAATGACACCCGGCCCGGTGGCGTGCTGCGCACCGAGGGCCGTTTAAGCGACAAAGGCGCCCAGAAATTAAAAGCCAGTTGGGAGGCGGCTCACAGTGGGGCCAACCAGCACCGGGTGGCCGTGCTGGAGGAAGGCTTGCAGTGGCAACAGATCGGCATCAGCCCGGAGGATGCCCAATTTTTACAGACGCGGGAATTTCAGGCCGAGGATGTTTGCCGCTGGTTTAGGGTGCCGCCCCATATGGTCGGGCTGACCAGCAAAGCCACCTCGTGGGGCAGCGGTATCGAGCAGATGTCTATTGGTTTTGTGACCTACACCCTGCGGCCCTGGCTGACCCGCTGGACTCAGGCGATCCGGCGCGATCTGCTGTTAGCGCCGCAAACCTATTTTGCTGATTTTGTGGTTGAGCACCTGCTGCGTGGCGACATCACCAGCCGCTACAACGCCTATGCCATCGCCCGGCAGTGGGGCTGGCTGAGCGTCAACGAGATTCGGCGGTATGAGAATCTAAACCCGGTCGGTGGTGGCGATACCTATTTGCAGCCGATGAATATGGAACCCAGCGGCGGCGCGCCGCTGCGGGGTGAACTGCTGACCAGCGGCGTCAACGCCCATTACCGGCTGCTGGCCGAGGAAAGCGCGGCCCGGCTGGTGCGTAAGGAGATTGCCGCCTGCACCCGGCTGGCGAAAGAGGACAACTGGGCCGGGCAGGTGGCTGATTTTTACCAGGCCCACGCGGCCCTGGTGGCCCAGGCGATGCGGATGTCTATGGCCAAAGCTATGGCCTATTGTGAGACCGGTCAGGCGCGATTGATGGCCGAGGGGCCGGGCGCGCTGGAGGATTGGGAACCGCGCCGGGTATTGGAACTGGCCGATCTGGCCACAGGAGACAACGATGAGCAACGAGCTACAGTATAAACGCATTTTGCGGTCGGTGATGGCCACGCCCTGGGCGATTTTGCCGGAAAAATTGGCGGTTATCCGTGAGGTTTTGATCCTGCGGGCTGAGGGCGAGCGGCTGAGCGCCGATGAAATCAAAGAAGAGTTGTCTGCCGCCCGGCCCGGCGAGCGGGTCACCTTTAACAGCGGCAGCGCCATCGCCGTGATTTCGGTGGTTGGCTCGATTATTCCACGGGGCAATATGCTGCTGGAAAGCAGCGGCGCGGTCAGCGTGCAACGCTTAACCGCGCAATTCCGGGAGGCGCTGGCCGATAAAGAGATCGGCGCGATCCTGTTGGATGTGGACTCGCCCGGTGGCAACGTGGCCGGGGTCGAGGAGCTGGCCAGCGAGATTTATGAGGCGCGCGGCCAAAAGCCAATTGTGGCGGTGGCCAACGGCCTGGCCGCCAGCGCCGCGTATTGGATTGCCAGCGCCGCCGATGAGCTGGTGGTAACGCCCAGCGGCGAGGTGGGCAGTATCGGCGTCTTTGCCATCCACCAGGATGTCAGCCAATGGCTGGAGCACGAGGGGGTCAAGATGACCTTGATCTCGGCGGGCAAGTACAAAACCGAGGGCAACCCCTTTGAACCGTTGAGCGACGAGGCCCGCGAGGCCGCCCAGGAGCGGGTCGACGAATTTTATGAGATGTTT